TGGGGAGCACGGTTAAAAATCATCCTAGGACGGAGAGTGCAATGGACAACATCAAGGACATTCTGAAGGCGAACGGCGTCGAGCTTGACGACGAGAAGCTGAAGGCAATCGAAAAGGCGACGTTGGAGAATTACCGCACGAAAGCGGAGCTTGACGGCAAGGTGCAGAAGGTTTCCGACCTTGAAGCACAGCTCGCAAAAGCAAACGAGGCTTTGGAAGCTGCCCAGAAGGCTGATCCTGCAAAGACCGAAGAGTTCGAAGCTATGCAGAAACAGCTGGCCGAGTACAAGAAGGCCGACGAGGAGCGCCAAGCCAAGGACGCCGAGGGCAAAGCCAAGGAGGAGTTCAAGGCGAAGTTCGATACGGCGGTTGGCGACCGCAGGTTTGCGAACAGCATTGTTGGCAACGCGATTTTCGCGGCTGCCTTTGAGAAAGCAAAGGCTAACCCTGACATGGAGGCGAAGGCAATTCTTGACTCTGTGACCGTTGATGAGGACGGCATTTGGGCAAACCCACATCGCGACCCAAAGAAGATGCCAGGCGCAAACGACGGCGGCGGTTCTAATAACACGCCTATTCAATCGTTTGACGACCTCAAGAATATGTCCGTAGAGGAAGTCCGCAAGCACATGAGCGAAGTAAACAAACTACTTGAAGACCAGAAGTAAGGAGCCACCATGGCAACAGAGAAGTTTATTCCTACCATTTGGAGCGCCAAGATTCTCGACGCTCTCGACAAGTCCCTTGTCTATGCGCAGTTGTTTAACCGCGACTACGAGGGCGAAATCACCGAGGCTGGCGACACCGTCAAAATCGGCGCAATCGGCGACGTATCAATCAAGGACTACACCAAGAATGCCGACATTGCTGCGGCAGACGAGGTTACTCCAACCGTTAAGACGCTCACCATCAATCAGGCGAAGTACTTTAACATTGCCGTCGATGACGTAGACGCTGCACAGAGCAAGCTCTCACTGCTTGATACTGCTACTGCACGAGCCGGCTACGGATTCAGTGACGCTGCCGACAAGTACCTCGGAAATCTTCTTGCGACTAACGGCACAGTCACCACAAACCTCGGCAGCAAGACCGCCCCTCTTACTATCACCAAGGACAACGCTTACGAGATTCTCGTAAACATGAAGACCGCACTTGATAAAGCCAAGCTGCCAAAACAAGGCCGCGTCTGTGTCCTGCCAAGCGAGTTCGAAGGCTTTATGCTTCTTGACCCACGCTTCGTCCAGGTTTCCGCGGATGATGCTCAGAAGCGTCTGACCGAGGGTTCTGTCTTCCGTGCTGCCGGTTTCGACATCTTGACATCCGTCAACTGCCCATCACCAGCAGCAGGCGCCTACAGCGTTGTGGCTTCCAGTCCAATCTGTGGCACCTATGCCCAGCAGATTCTCAAGACCGAAGCATATCGCCCAGAGAAGCGTTTTGGCGATGCTGTCAAGGGTCTGCACGTTTACGGCGCGACAGTCACTCGCCCAGAGTGCGTAGCCGTTGCTACTGTTAAGTTCACCGCCTAATGGTGTACAATGAGCGGAGAGGTTAACCCCCTCTCCATAGACCCCCTGCCGCTTCCTGCCTTGCGGTGGGGGGTTGCTTTGTAAGGAGGAAAAATGTACCTCGAATATCAGCGATATAAAGAGCTTGGTGGGACTATCTCAGAGGAGATGTTCCCCGGCTACGAATCAGAGGCCGAGCTTCTGCTTGACCACTGGACACTCAACCGTCTACATAACGAGCAAGTTATGGCAGACCTCAAGGCTCAAAATCTTGACATTCCCGTGCATCATGCTATGAAAGCGATAATTGACCGCTTGGACGGAATCCACGAAGCGCGTAAGTCACTCGCTGGCGGCACGGTCGTAACGTCGTTCAACAACGGCGTAAATTCCTTTGGTTTCGGCTCAGGCTCACAGACCACCGTCACCATGGCTGAGTACGAATGTATGGAGCGCGTGCTTGAGATTTTGCCGGTTGACCTCACGTCTGCCTGTGTTTACTTCAACGGAGCGCTGTAAAATGAACATCGACGTTGACAAAGTTCTGGATCAGACCGTGACGGTGTTCAATCGTATAGGGGCGAAGGATGCCGGCATCGAGCAAGATGTGTACGAAATCCGCGTACTTTCACCTGCCATGTGGAGCGAGAGAGTTTCTCGTACCACTGACGCCCAGGGCGTAGCACTCACTGCAAAGGCTGGCGTGGTGCAAGTTCCGTCATCAACGATGCGCTATATTCCGTATGCAGAATTTTGCAAGGAGCGACCAACGGACGCACTCACGGCATCGACTGGCGATTATGTCATGTTAGGAGCGTCGAGTCTTGCGGGCAATCCGACCAAAAAGCAAGTGCTTGCGGAGATTCAACTCCACCCGCATTTTGAAGTCCATGTATTCCGCGACCTGTCGAATAATGGGGGCGTGGAGGGCGGCTCAGGTATGCTCAGATATGCGAACGTACTGCATCTTGAAGGAGCGTAGTCTCTGACTTTTGAGTCATTTCC